AAAGAGGGGGCTCGTCGAGGTTTCATGCGCGGGGACTCCGCGGTGTTTGAGCTGTACGACGAGAAGAGGGGGTGGGCCAGGTTGATGCAGGTCGCGGGGCTGCCTGAGGCGTACCTAATCCATTGGGCCGCTGGGCTTAAGGTGGAGGGGCGCGAGCAACAGGTCCACATCACCCGCGTGGCGAGGGGCACCATCTATGCGAAGGTGGTGGAGAAAAGAAAACGGCCCCGGTAGAGGGGCCGCTTCCTAAGTCAAACCTGGACCAGCTCAGCTAACGATGCCTGAGAAGAAATACCCGAGATCACTACCTGTGACCTTGAAGTCCATCGCCAGCTCACCCTCGATGCGGTCCGAGGTCAGGTGGTCCATGCGGATCTTTCGCATGAGGATACCAGCCTGGCTCAGGCCCGGAGCGAGACCCTTCCACGCGAAGCCGTAGCCGGCCGAGGGGACCTCGAGAGCCGGAGCCGCGGCGACGTGCAGGAGGAGCGCGTGCTTACCGTGAACGAACGCCATCGACGCCGTCATGTTTTCCGCGTTGGAGTTACGGACAGCCTTCGCGACCAGAACGCGCTCAACGCCGCACAGGTTCGCCACAACCGCTTCCGTGACGGAGCGATCCGAGGTGTACTTGATGCGGTCGACGAGGTCTGGGTGGTTCTTCAGCGCCTTCATGACCTCGTAACCGAGCACGAGGGTGTTGGCCTCCATGCCCGTGTTCTGGAGGATTGCGCTCTTCGCCGTCTCGATATCACCGAGCGGGTCCGAGCTGGCGTAGTCGTCCCAATCCGTGGCCGTCGTGTTGTCCGTGCCCCAGATCGAGGTCGAGAAGTAGTCCGTCACCCACTGACGCTCCCGGCGCAGCAACAGACGCTGCATCAGGAACTGGGCCGCGTTGCGGTCGGCATCCAGCGGCGCGTCCGTGTTGGCACGGTCCGCGTCGTCGATGTCCTTGTGCAGCGCCCAGCGGTCGCAGTAGTAGGTACCGCTCGAGACCGAGTACCCGCTACCGACCGACTCCTCGCTCGAGGAGCGGAGTTGGGCTTCGTCTCGGAAGAAGTCTTCCTTCTTGAAAACGAAGTACCGACCCGATTGCTGGTCGACGTCGATGGTCGGGAAGACCTTATCGGCGATGAACGAACTTGCAGCTTGACGGTACGCGATTGAGATGTTCGTCAGCGGAACATCGACGTGTACTTGGCTGCGGTCAGGTTGAGCCATGTGTCATTCTCCTTTAGCAGCCAAGCTCACACAGCCCGTGCGGGCGTGAGGCAGTTAATGAACGCGGTCACGTACCCGTCCGTGTTAACGGACGCCTCGATGGCGATTACACGCCCGACGATGTATTCCGTGGTATCGGTACCGACGGTCTTCGCATCGGCCTCGCCGTTGCTAGCCGTGCCGATGAGGTTACCGATGGACAGGTCTGCGTTCGCGCGGACCTTGCTGATGCCCAGGACGAGCACCTCGGCCGTCTCTCCCGACGCCGGGCGGTTCTGGAGCACACCGACCGGGAGGTCGGTAGCACCGTTGCAGAGCGAGACCTCGCTCGACGAGTTGATTTCAACGAAGCAGAACTGGCAGGTCGCCCCGGACATATCCGCGGCTGCCTTGAAGCCCTGCTTGAGAATCGGTTTCTCAAAAGCCATTGCTTACTTCCCCTTTTCGGCTTGAAGCGCCGCGTACAGATCCTTGTCCTTCAGGAGAATCGCCTCGAAGGCTGCTGCCTCGGAAGCGAACTCGCCCTTGGCGACAAGCGCCCGGGCTCGCGACTGGACCTGTTCCAAGCGCGAACCGGAATCAGACTCCGCGGCCTTACCGACCGGGACTACGACCGAGGCCAGCGCGGCGTTAGCCGCCTGCAGAAGGCCCCGAAGATACTTCTCGTCCTCGCTGGACGCCTTCGCCACTCGACGAAGCGCCGGGCCGAGGTCCGATGCCTTCGCCGGGAGGTTCGGGAACTCCGAGGCCGCCTTCGCGATGGCTTCGGTGTTGGCCTTCTCCTCTTCCAGGCGAGCAGCCTTCTCCACCGCTTCCGCCTGCGCCTTGTAGAGCGCAACGAGCTGCGGACGGAGGACCGGGTCGACCTTCGCGAGTGCGGCCTCGTTAAGTGAGCCGTCCGACTTCAGGACCGGCTCCACTGCCTCGGGCTCCGGCGCTGGTTTTGGCGCCTCGACGACGGGCGCAGGCGCCGGAGCTTCCTGCGGCAGGTTCAGTGCCTTACGGACGAGGGCTTGCGCCTCTGCCGAGCCGGCTGCGAGAAAGGACTGGATGGCAGCGATCCCAGGACGGATCTCCTCCGGATATTCCTCGAGACCTTCGACCGCCCCCGTCTTAGCTACCTGCTCGGGTTCTTGGGCCGAAGCCTGATTTTCGTCTGCCATGCCAGCTCCTTCTGTGCCTTCTGCGGACTTCATGAGGAAAATCTTCTTGCGGTTCGCGCCCTTCTTAACGAGCGAGACCTCAGAGACTTCCAGGTTACGCAACTCAGTAGCCAACCCGCTCCCCCACTCCACCGATCGAGAGCCCCGTGATTTCACCCTCAAGGACCTGCGAGCGAAGCTCGGGGTCGTTGATTTTGATTGTCATGACCCAGGAACCCTTTTTGATTGGCTCAGACTGGACCACGAAATCAACCGGCGCCACGTAGCTTTCGACCACCTCCGCATCAGCCACCCGCACATGCGAGTCTCCGATGACCCTGTACTTACTCAAGAAAGTATGCGCCGCTTTCTGGATTGTGTCAAACCGAAGCACGTCACCCTGTAGGTCCTCAGAGTCCGGCTCCAGAACGACACAGTAGATAAGCCCCTCAAACTCCGTCTCGACTGCCTTGGAAAGAGGCACGACACGGCGTTGCAGGTCCACTTGCTCAGTCTTCGACATCAACCACCTCCTCTTCCTGGTCGTCAGCCTGCTCTGGGTCGGCGGCCGGCTCCGGCTCCGGTGTGGGAGCCTGGATCGGCTCACCGTCCAGGGGCATGTTGGCCAGGTTCTTCAGTTCTTGTTCCATCTCAGCCGTGGGGCGAATCAGGTTCGCCGCGACCATCTGTTGCAAGAAGGTTCCGAGTTCGCGCAGGTCCGGCTTCTCGATGTCGCCGGGGACGAGGCGCGCGCGGTTCTCGATCGGGACGTTGTTCACGTCGTACAGGCGACGGACCGCTGTCTCATTCAGAGTCGCCGCAATGGTCGAGAGCAGGCTCCCGAGCGTCAGCGCGAAACCGCTCGTTTTGGTACTTGCCAAAGCGAAGGAGCCAGTCTTCTCCGTGCCGAGCATCAAGAACTCGGCGAGCAGAGCCATGAGCATGCGCTGCTCATGTCGTCGGATGACGGGGTCGGCTGGGATTCGACTCGAGCCAGCCGCATTCAAGAGGCGGAGCTTGTACCCGGTCGGCTGGTTCTGTTGATCGTATTCCGACGGGAACACGACACCCTCCCGCTCGTCGCGGTGGAGCTGGCTCACGAGCCTCTCCATGCTTGAGCGGATGGCGCGCTGGGCGTCGGTGGCGGAGTTGCTCATGAGCACCGCCGGAATCTCGACGACGGGGATACCGTTGAGGTCTCGGCTGATGCCGATGGCCTCGATCTCCTCGAGGCGCTTGACAAAATGCCAAGGGCGGTAGAGGTTTCGGAGGAACGAGCGCCCCTCGGGGTTGTTCTTACGCGACTTGGTGCGGAAGAGCATGCACCGATTCATCGGCAGGTACGTGCGCTTGTAGTCGGGAGCGGCGGATTGCACCACACCGAGCACGTTCGACTCTTGGTCGAGGTCCCACTCCTCGACGGAGGTCTGGGCGCGGGGGGCGAACGAACGCCAGCCGTAACGGCCATCGGTGTACTTCGAGCGCCTGGTCTGGGACCGCTCCTGCGGCCCGCCGCGGATCTTCAGCACGATCTCGAACAAGGAGTAGCCGTAGATGAGCATGGTGAGGACTTCACAGAGGAACTCCTCCCAGGTCTGGTCGAGGTCCTCCATGCACTCTTCGAGGAACTTCGCCTCTTTGAGAGCCTCTGGGGACTGGTTCGCCGGCACTACACTCCATGAAACACGGCGGAGGTAGGTCTCGATAGCGTACAACACGGCGCCGACGACGGCGCTGTTGTCGCTCATTTCCTCGTAGATCTTTGCTGCTTTACCGCCGCGGAGCCGCTGGTGGTACTCCTCGTCGATCCGTCCTGAAAAGGACTTGAGGCCGGTGGTACCGATCTCTACCAGGGCTGGCTTTGGTTTGCGCGGCATCGAAACCTAGTGTAGCAGGTCGAAACAGGTCATATCTCCCACGGGTTGCTCCGCCACAGGTCATGTGGTTCGCCGATGTCCAGCATTTCTATGTGGGTGGTGAAGGAGCGAGACAGCGCCTGGGTCATTGCATCGACCTGGTCGTCGTGGTTGCCGCGCGGGAAGGTGAGCAGCTCATCTAGAAACTGGTCCACCCAGGGGAAAATAGCGGGGTGGGGAAAGTAGACGTTGCCGGCTTCGAGTAGGGGTGCGATAGCCGAAGCGCGCGATTCCTTGCCACCCTGGGGGTTGATCGCAATCATGCCTGGGATCTCGCTGCGGATGGATGCGATGACGGCCGAGCCGTTCGCCTTATCCTCTACGAGCGTTTGCGTGGTTGGGTACTGAGCCTGCATTCGGCGGATGGCGGCGAGGGTCTGCACGAAATCCCACTGCCCACGCTCCTGCGCGAGCAGGTACTTGTCGGCTGGGGCTCGGCGCGCATTAGTCCACACTTGTCCCACGACGTAGTCGTTCTTGGCCCCGCCCTTAAAGGCGAGGTCCCACGACGCGAGCTGGCCGATTTCGGAGACGGGCGGGAGGGCTTTTTGTACGCACTCGACGTAGTCCCCGCCCTCTTTCTGAGCCACTACCGGCGGAGGAACCGGGCCGTCGTCGGGATACCAGAAGCGGAACCACTCCTTCTTAAAGATGGCACCCCCACGAGGCACCGGCCGCTGTTGGAGCTGTCCTGCGACACCAGCCGGTCCCATGGTCTTCTTCATGGACGCGACTTCGTCTGGGTCGGAGTATCTAGCCGGCCAAAGCACGTCGCCTTGCTTGGTTCTTGGATCGGACCAGCCGATGATCGTCTTCCTGCGGTCGCCCTCGAACTCGAACGGGAGGTTGAGGTGCTCCCAGCCGCCCTCCTCGAGACAATACCCGACTACGTCCCGTTGGTGGACTCGCTGCATTACCACGATTCGGCAAGTGTCGTGGGTGTTCGCGCGGGTGGACCATGCCTCGCGGAACCAGGTAAGGGTACTCTCCCGCACCGCGGCCGATTCCGCTTCCTGCACGGCGATCGGATCGTCGACCACGAGCTGGCTACCACCGAGGCCCGTCGTAGCGGCGCCGACGGCGGTCGAGTGTCGGTTGCCGGTGAGCGTGTTCTCGAAGGACGCCTTGAGGTTCTGGTCGTCGACCAGCTCCACGTGCGGCCACCGTTTCCGGTACCAATCACTCTCGATCACGCGCCGGGTGCGAACGGAGTCGCGGGTGGCGAGGGCGAGGGAGTAGGAGGCGAACAGGCTCCGCTCCGTCGGAGCGAAGGTCCACAGCCATGACGGGTAGAGCACGGAGACGAGAGAGGACTTACTGTGCCGAGGTGCGATCGTGATGAGCAGCCGCTTGATTTGTCTGGTCGCACAAGCCTGAAGGTGGTCGCAGATTGCGTCGATGTGGTAGCCGGGAAGGAATCGTGTGCCTGGTTCGATAATGGGCCAAGCGGCTTCCGTGTAGGCGCGGAAAGACTTGGCGAAGAGGGCACCCTCACGCCGAGCGATCTCGGACTGCAGTTCCTCCGGAGCCGCGGCCGGAGGGATGAGGTTGGCCTTGTCGGAGTAAGGGTTCGTGCCCATGGTTTGGATTGTACCCGTTTCGTGGAGGGGCTTGTGGCGCCTACAGCGAGCAGAATCAAGCAGGCTTTATGGGAAGGGGACCAGCTATGGCTTGAGCAGAACGCAAGCTGTCAATGCTGCTGTTTTGAGCACACGTCCGCACCCCGCTGTCCGGCGTACGTGTGGGGTGCTTGTCGAGGACAGGGGGCTCCTGCGGAGCAGCGTCGTATGGATTCGTACCTGGACTTCTACACAAGAACCAGAGGCATGACGGAAGACGAGTTCTTCAACAGACAGGAATCGGTGTGACCCCTAAGGCACCTACTCGAACCCGTAACCGCTTCCTCCACCGTACTGTAGACGACCTCAACGGGCTGGGTGCTGGCCGGGGTGATGGCGGGGGTAATCCGGTGCCTCCCGAAGTGTACTTGGACTCGGAGGATCCGTGACGGGACGTAGACCTAGTAGGTTCCGGCACCGAATGGTGCAGGAGCATGTGATCCGCGCTTGGCCAGAAACCGGTGACGGCCGAGATGAAGCCAACGAGTACGTCTGGATGCGCGGGCGTGGTTGTGGTTGGGGTTCCTGCGGAGGAGCCGGTTGGAAGGCCGGGTTCAACTCCAACTCTCTCCCTCTCCCCAAGGACCTCTTCCTAGACCCGGAGGATGAATGAGGAGAAAAAGACCCATAGACAAGGCCGTAAGTCCGGATAACGACCTGTCAAGCAGGCCCTACCCAACCAGGTTCATGCAAACAGAAGCAGGAACCGGCTACGGAATCGGCGACGGGCAGGGAGATCCCACCGGCGGTGGTGTCGGTTACGGCGCTAATCCCATGGCTGCCCTAGGTTGGGAGCCGTGAGAAGGACTCGTTTCCACCACCGCACCGTCGATAACCCCATCCCTTATGGGGGTGGGCCTGCTGGCGCCGGCGCCTACCTCTGGGAAGGGGGCGGGACCGGGGATGGCTGGCAGACTGTCTGGGAGAGTGTTCCTGACGGAGGGGGCGGGGACTTTTATGGGAGGATTGCGTCCGGTGACGGGTTGAACGCCTTTTCCGGAACCGCTTGGGCCAACGCCCTCGAGCGAGCCTTGTACCTGGACCCGGAGGACCCGTGACCGAACGACGAAAGACACGATTCCGACACCGGTTGTTCGACGGATGGAAGGAATACGATTGGGACATGGATGGTTACGGAATGGGCTGGAGCGGGACCGGTCAAGGGGGCGGGGTTGGTGTGGGCCGAACTGGCGGTCGCTACTACTGGGGCAATAACGACTCCAAGCCACCCACCCGCAACTTCTACTTGGATCCGGAAGACTAGACCGGACATAGATCCGGCTTACAACAAACGAAGAAGGGGAACACATGAACACGAACATGATCGCACTCCGCACTGCCATTCTCTCCGATACGCCCGTCTGCCTCTGGGGACCTCCCGGCATCGGTAAGACGGCTCTCTTGCAGGCTCTGGCGAAGGATATGGGCGCGCGGCTCGAGACCCTCATCGGTTCGACACTCGACCCGACGGACATCGCCCGCCCCGTTGTCGGTACCGACGGCCAAGTGGAACTCGTCTGCGCTCCGGCGTTTCGCCGGGTGGCTGAGGCTCTGGCTCGTGGTGAGCAGGCCATCCTCTTCTTCGACGAGATGGGCTCCACTCCGCAGTCCGTCCAGGCTGCTTTCCTCCGCGTC